AAGCGAGCACAACCGTAAAACGGTTGCTGTTGAAGTGAGTAAACATTTCCTCTTGGTAAGGATACAACTCAAACGGCACGAGACCATCGTTTAGGTTGATAATTTTTAGGTGAGTTTTAGCAAAGTGCGTGGGGTCTGCCATGCATTTAGCATACTCAGCGACTTTCTCTTGAGTCCAATCCTCCTGTACGCCATCTTTCTTGACGTGAGGATTCCCAAGATAGTGAGTATCGTGTTTAGACTTGGTCGTGTCCTGAATCTGTGAGGGCATCATGTTGAGGAGTTATATCCTTTTCGTTCACTTGTTTGAGCGCACGCTGAAGATCGGTAGTCGAACCGATAAAAACATTCGTCGTTTCTTGTTTAGGTAGTGCCTTGACATCTTCTTTTTCTATCTCCTTCTTTTGTTTATGGAGATTCATAAGTTGATGAGAAACGTCAGAGGTATCTTTTATGAGTTTAGCAAGAACTTCATATGCTCTTGGGTGTTCGCTTTGTTTTGCGACCTCAATCATCTCTTCTACACCGTCGCGACCTTTACCGATCAGATCGTATAAAGTCTCTCTGGCGTATTCATAATCATTATCTTTATCACTCATATGCATGCGGCAAACTTACTGGACTATCACTATCTAGTACATCTTTTTGTATAGTATAATCAGAGTCAGGCGAAACAGGTCTTGCTGATGTTTCAGTCCTAACGGTCTCAAGGTATCTATCCGAATCCAGCGAGTTGACGTCCATATTGAACAGGTCTGCATCGACGCGAGTGATGAGAGGACCTTGCGATGGTTTTGGACCATAGAAGTTAATTTTCATATCAAAGGTAAGAGTGTAGATAATAGTTCTACGATCTTCCATCGCACCTTCAAAGTTATCAGTAAAGGCGACCGACTGTAAAATTACAGGAACATCTTCCTTAATATCTGGGTAATCTTCTATCGGTTTAAAGGTTGCTGTGTACTGAGGAGCAAAGTATGGTAGAATTTGTTCTACAACTTGTAGTGCATCATTGTGTTGTTTAGCATAAACATTCAACTCAAACGTAATGATGTATGGCGTACCAGTGTAGAACTTTGCGCCAGAAGTATTGTCATCAATATGCTGTTTAGTAAAGTAATTTGTTTTTGGTAGTTGACGTTGAGGGTCGTATGCTATCGACAATACTTCAAAAGACATACGAGGCAGTTTGATTGCTAACTGTCTTTCGTTATCCTCACCGTTATTCATCTCGTTTATTCTTTCTAAGAACTTGCGAGCAGGAGCATATGCCAGAGGAACTTTTTGCTGAGCATAAACATTGTTACCATCACGGCGAATAATGTATAGGTTGTTAAACATTGCACCAAATACTGCAACGCACTTCCTAACCCGTTCGTGATAAAAATGAGTGCCGAACATTAACTAAAATCTCCAAACGGATTGTCTTCACTGAAGTCTACAAACTCAAGCACAGATACATCAAAGTCCGTAACATTTGAAGTCCATCCATCAGTTTGTCCAGTTGGATTTATATCTCCACCAGCAGCATTAGATTGAATTTGTTGAAGTTCTCTTATTACTGTTGGAGTTGCTATAGAAGATGCTACGTTAACACTATCTCCATGGAAGAGTTGGCGAGTAGTTGTAAAAGTTTTATATTCACCTGAAGTATTACCCACATTGCCAAGGTAGAGAGTGTTGTCGTCACCATTCCAACCAACCACTTCACCAGTAACAACGTAATCGTCAAATGCCTGAGTAACTCGCTCGCCTCTGGTAAATCCATTAGAAGCAGAATCCATAGTAAGTTGCCACTGATATGCGGCAAACTCTTCAATTTGAGTGACACCAACATTGGAACCAGTACTGAACCTTTCTGTGCTGTACTCGAACAATTCGAGTCGCATTCTAAACACAGGGAGTTGACCTAACTGATAGAAAGGATTCTCGTCCTCTACCTTCATGATCTCGAAAGTAGAATTAGACAAAGGGATGTGAATTAAATCGCCTTCCCTTGGACGATAATATTTTTCTCCTGGTCTTTCTTGGTATTGTCGAATCTCTTGATTGAATCTACGACGTGCCATGACAATAGTGGCGGCATCTCGAATCTCTACACCAAACTTCTGGAAGAGATCCCCGTCACCATCATACCCTTCTACGTTTTCAACATAGACTTCTACTTGGTATGCATACTTAAACTCTGATAAAGTTTCATCATTAAACACCATATCTCTGGACACAACTTCTCGGGGCAGATAATAAACATTCTGCCCGTAGAACTTGAGGGATTCAACGATTAAGTTTTCGTAGAGACTTTGTTCAGATCTTACGTTATGTCGAAAATGTTGAGAGAGTGCCATGCGTCACCCCACAAAGAAGTCGGGTGGCACTTCCTGTTCGAGACGCATCCTTTCTCGAATCTTTTCTTGTTCTTCTCTGCCCTCTTCGATATAGCGTGCGCCACTAATAGTGACGCCGCCAGGAAGTTGCATACCTTCAAACTTTGACATATTTTGCCCCCACTGCTCTTTAATTAGGGCAGTGGTGTAATCTTTAATAAACATATCATTGTATACGCTGGTATGCGCTGTTGGATCAACGGTTTGATAAACCTCAAGTGCGATATATTTTCCAGCACTCAATGTGCCATCCTCTATATCGCTGTGCATATATAAACGATTTTGCCGACGTGCAAAAGTAATTAACGGGAGACCATTGACTTTCATATCAATCAACTCCATATACTGGCGAACTTGATCATAGTATGCCAGACCACCATAACCAACATCAGAAAGTTGATGAAAGTCGCTCATGGCAAATTGGTAGTTGAATGAAAAGAAATTAGAACTGTTAATGACCGAAGAACTAACAGGAAACATTTTAGTTACATACAATATATTGGTAGGTAGAGTAATATATTTGTTTGTAATGTCATCAGCAGTTAACTGATGTTCGTAATACACGCGCATAGTTGCGTCGTGATGAAACTCCTGATACAACTGAATGGCATCATCGATCTTATCTTCGATTTGATCTTCGTCGACATTGACTTCAATAACTGGTTCACCCAGTCGGCGAAGGCAAAAGTCGATCAGGTCAGCGCGAGATGAAACTACTGCCATGTTGTTATCCGTTTAGTAGTGTACCAGCAGAATCGTAAATTCCGATTCCGTTGAATCCATCAACTTTGTCAGCATTTAAATTAGTTACCACAGTGCCTGAAGTAACATCACTGAGATCGAAAATAGAAGCAGCAGCGATTCTATCATCTGCACGTGCATTAGTGAAGTATAAGTTCGTAAGTTCAGACAGATTCGCTGTAGTTTTAGTATTAGTAAAATCACTATCAATCTGCTGTTGGACTTTTACCGAATCGTATGATTCTACAGTAGCAAAAGAAAGGACGCCGGAACCATTTGTGGTCATAAACTGATTGACATTACCATCAGTAGTAGGATATGTCAATCCATTAAATACTGCACCATTTGATGCAGTTAAAGTATTCGAGAACGTCTTAGCACCACTAATAGATTGAGTGGTCGCTAGAGTTACATAAGAACTTGATAAAGAAGATGAAAGGTTGGCAACATCAGAATCTAATGCCTGAAAGTTTGAGTCCAACTCTTGTAGAGTTAGAGCAGAACCTTTTGTTAAACGTAGAGTGAGATCGGCCATACCATCATATCCTCAGGCAAATTAAGGGGAAGGATATCCTTCCCCCCATGTGAAACCTTCATATTGCGAGACCAAACTGAGAATCAGTTTGGTGCTTCGTACGTCAGTGAAGAAATACTAATTGTGTCGCCAGCACCGATAGAAGTAGATGACAAGATAATGTCACCGCCACCACCAGTAGCAGTTACGGAACCAGTGAAGCAAGAGTCGCCAGCACCGGAGAAAACAGTAAACTTAGTTACAGTACCTGCTTTGCAGTTAGTATCGTCAGTGATTGAAGCAGCAGTAGCAATACCGTTAGAAGCAGCACCGAAGGCAGTTGCACTGAAAGTAAGTGAAGCAACTACTGAATCGCTCTGACCACCGTTCTGAAACTTAATAGAACCAGCACCGCCAGCGTCAATCAGATCAACGACATAATCCGCAATACCATTGCGAACATCAGTTGGGTGAGTAACAGCCATTTTTATCTCCTTTTAGGATGTTATTACTTTTGTTTTTCCAATTCGCGCAACTTATCGTCGGCAACAAGTTTTGCGATTTGCTCTTTCGAGACTTTTGCGGTCACTTTCACCTCTTCACGAGTGCCATCCTTTCGGATAACAGTGGCAGTTCCCGTCAATTTGCCAAGACCAGTTTTAGTCTTAATACCCATTATTTATAATCCTCAATGATTTAAAAATTATTTAGTCACACTTTTAGACACAATTAATTTGCCTTCTAGTATTCTTTCAACATACGGTAATCCTGAATCAGGATCAGTATATTCAATTTCCACGTCATACACATACCTTCTCCTAGACAACGAGTCGGTCTGAGTGTTCGATAAGATTATATCTATAATCCCGTCACTAGAAGGTGAAATAACTCTGGCATCAAAAGAAACCGCCTCAGAAGAATCAGCGCCATAACTGCGATTAATTTTTCCTCTTACAGTGGTATTAGCCAAGTCCCTATAAGATGCATCTGCATTAAGAAGTCGCAAACGCCATCTAGCATCCGCTCCTTGGTCTACATATAAATCTTCGTATAACGCCATTTGTTATTCCAACTTCTACAATATTTGTATTTATACTTCAACTTGACCAAGAGGTCTTCTGATAGTAA